TTGAAAGACTTATCAAGATTTACTTTCGCCCCCCCTGCCTGTAAGCATTTTACTGCAAACAGATAATCGCAGGAGGGGACGATAATATCATCACCATAGCAGTTGAGGTTTGAACTGCTGCCGTTGCGGCAAGCATGCTTTATGATCGAGAAGAATACTAGAGTTTCAAGAGGAAAGGTAAAACCGTTCCCCTGAGAACTGAAGCATTCATTCTTGACCCAGGTCCCATCCGGAAGTCGCGTTTCGCGGCTCCGGGCGGAATCTAGTAGGCAAAACCAGTCAGCAGGGAGAAGAAACTCTACGAGCTTAGTAGGAATACGATCACTTGCATCAGAAAGGTCAATGGTGGCAACCTCGCCACTCACTGAACCCCACTGCGCAAGGTCGCGATTCTTTACCTGGCACCAGAGATTCACTCCAGCCTTCCGGTTTAAAACCTTCATAATGTAGCTCCCGATCCCCTTCTGAACGAAAACGTTCAGGGAGGGCTCGACCGCTATAACACGGCACTTCGATTTATCCTTATGGACAAAAGCCAAACGGTTCCCTCGTTCGACGCGGAACTTGATCTTCTCCTGCTTTTTGAGTTGGAGCATTTCGCTCCCCCAAGAAGGGTAAAACTCATCAAGAACTGGGAAAACTAGAGACTGAAGCATCGGGGTGTATGATTGCACGCCGCCCGCTATCTTCTCTAACAAGGATCTAAGTTTCGTGCCCTTCGAATGGAATACGGCACCCGGTCCGAAACCACAATCAGAGAAAATGCTTTCCCACTCGTCCGCCAAAGGCGGAAGAACGGAATGGCACCAATCTCTAGCCTCCATGAAGACCTGCAAAACATCAGGGTCCTCAGGGAGCCTCCAAGAAGCCATATCCTTCTCATTGATAACTCTCTTTATGAGAGCTTCGTTGATTAGAGTCTGACTGATGGGAGATTTCTCGTCCCTTTCCTTTTTGTCGACGGCTTCAAGCTGACGACGTACGGCATAGGAACGGATGTGGATAGGATCACTCGAGCATGCAACAGCATCGCCCGGAGTACATCTCAGTCCGTAATCAGGAGCCGGCCCAAAGGCTGGATCCCAAAGGTCTGAAATGAGAGTGTCGAAAAGCATACCGCGATTAACCATTGTAGTTTTCATAGTCGAAAACAATTCTCTTAGTTGAGTTCAATGGCGCACTTAGACGCCGGAATCAAGAGTTCTTCTTGCGAAGATACTCGAGAAGGACAGTTAGGAGCGACCTAGTTATAGATCGCCATAACTGATTCATGCAGCCTCATCG